CAGAACAAAGATCAATTTTCCCAATACCGTATGTTCCATCTATCAACATTGATTCATCTCTGAGATCAACTGTTGATGATTATGAAAAGATATTTACAATTGCTGCACTAATGAGAGCTAGTAATAATGTTGTTTTGTCACATATTGGTGATTCTTGTACCAAGCATCTCCAAACATTGACAAAGAGAAATGAAGTTAGAAATGAAGATTTATTGTTTGTTTGTAAATTATCACAGGAGGATAGATATCAGGTTGGGTTGGAAGGTCCTGGAAGGAAAAACTATATTAGGATGGGATCAGAACCACATATTGAATCTGAGAGAAAACATGATGGTTATTCACTACGATATGATGTTGATACTTCAGAAGCAGAAATGATAAGCATGCTGTTTTCACAGAAAGATAATATCCCTGATGAATCAATGGAGAATTTAACTAATGTGTTGACAGATTTGGGTGGGTTAGGATTGAATTATGTTAAGTCTGTGCAATCCATATATCGTGAAATAAATATAAATAGTATGAGAGGAGATAGAAGGCGGAAATTTGTTCTGAAGCCAACAGGAGTTGATGGTGTGTTTGTTCTATTACATCCAGGAACTAAGTTAAGATGTGGCGAATTGGCTAACATAGTCTGGTTTAAATTGATTGCAAATGTGAATAGTCTGGTTGATGGGAATAATTTGATGAGGAGACAGTATTTTAAGCGATGGCATAACGGTGAATCTATTCTTTATTCTGATTGGTTATCTGCAGACGTGCATAGATTGGATCATTACATCAGGGCATATGACAAGATATGCATGTGTTATTATTCAATGATGTCCTTAAGATACAGGACAATTGTCAATATGAGTGATTTTGTTACTACAGATAAGAAAGAAGGAATTCCAGATGAATCAATGGACAATATATTAGATTTACCGGAGATCATCAGAAAAGATAGATCGAACACTTTGGGTTTAATGATAATGATATATTTGGAAGATAAGAGGTCAACTTCAAAAATGTTACAGAATGTGAGATACATTGTAATGAATTCCATTTCTATATTTCCTAAGATAGTCTCAGCTATGGATAAATTAATAGAACCTATCCGTTCTCCATTGCAATTATATCTGATCAAAAGATTGGCCATGTTTGCAGATAGAATGAGAAATTGGACTGTGAGAGGAAATGCAATGTTCGGCAGCATAAGATTTGATTATGTCAATCACATGTTTTTAGACAAGCATGGTGGATCAAACATAAGATTATTTAGACCATTGATTATAGATGAGTTGCCAACTGGAGAATTTAGTGAAATACTCTGTGAGATGTATTTCACTATGTTATTCAATAAAAATCAAGATGACCCAACTCATGCTAGTTTTCAGATATTAGAAAAAATATTAGAGGGTGAAAAATCTTATGAAGAGTCCAAAATGCAAAACATGCACTTGGGTTATGATGGGATTGATGATACTGAATTTGCAAAAAAAGTTCTTTCTAAAGCTAAGACCCACATCTTCTCATCAAGAGCCATGGAAATTGGTTCTAGATTACTGAGACAACAAAGAGGAGATGTTTTTGGTGATGAAATATTATCATCTGCAGTTAGACCAAATATGAATAAGACTCTAGATGAATTTGCTACTTATAAATCTTCATCAACCAAAGTCAGTGAAAAATATGATCAAAAAAAGAGTAGGCAAAATCCAAGAAGAAGAT